TTGCCTATAAATATCTACAACTTGAAAAGGAACCCATTATGGCACTAGTATCTCCTGGCGTAGAAGTCACAGTAATTGACGAGAGTCAATACATCCCTTCAGCCGTCAACACAGTCCCTTATTTCTTGGTGGCCACAGCACAAAACAAAGTCAGCAGTGACGGTGTAACAGTTGCAGCTGGTACCCTGGCAGCCAACGCCAACAAAACTTATCTCATAACCAGTCAGCGAGACCTTGCTGCCACATTTGGTGTACCGTTCTTTTACAATACCACAACTGGCACACCAATCAATGGTTACGAGCTTAACGAGTATGGCTTGCTGGCTGCTTACAGTGCGTTGGGTGTGTCAAATCGTTGCTATGTACAACGTGCCGACATTGACCTCACTGAACTCACAGCCAGTTTGAGTCGCCCGGTTGGTGAGCCCGACGATGGAACCTACTGGCTTGATGCAGCTTCCACATTGTGGGGTATTCAAGAGTGGAATCAGACCAACAACACGTTTACTGTAAAAACCCCCTTGGTGTTGACCAGCAGTTCCGAAGTTGACATCACCAACGTTCCACTGCCCAGTGTGGGCAGCATTGGTGATTATGCTATTGTAGCTACTACAACATTTCTGACTGGCTACTATAAGAATACCAGCAACGATTGGGTGCTGGTAGGCAGTGATGACTGGAAACAGTCATGGCCCACTGTGCAAGGCAGCAATGCACCCGCCAGTCTAACTGCCAATGCAAATCTTTTGATTAACGATATTCTTTTTACAGTGCCTGCTGGTACTCCAACAGTGGCAGGCTTGGCCGCAGCTATCAATGCTGCCCCACCAACTGGTGTGTCGGCTGGTGTAGTAAGTGGCAAACTCTATTTGTATGCTGACAGCACAGCCAGTAACGACAATTCTACTTTGACTAACAACGGTATTATTGCAATTGATCCAGGACCAAATAGTGGCACAGCCTTGCTAACTGCTTTGGGAATTACCAGTGGCGAATACGCTGCACCTGAATATTTGGCAAGTTACAGTTATCAGGCCCCTCGTTGGAGAACAAGTGATACGCAAGGCGGCCGCCCCACTGGTTCTGTGTGGAATAATCTTAGCACAGCCAACAATGGCATGAATTTGGTAATGAAAAAATACAGCACTACGCTGGCAACTTTTGTAACTCAACCCTGTCCAATTTATTCTAGCGACAATGCTGCCATTTATGCACTTGACCCAGCTGGTGGTGGCAAAAATATTCCAGTTGGTACAACTTATGCAAGATGGCGAGCCAACTTTTTCCAAACCACACCGTTGAGTACTATGTGTTTTGAAATCTATGAGCGCGCCATCCGTGGTGTCACCGTGGTAACAGGCAGTACAGTTCCAACAGGCAATGCGTTCACTCCAGGCAGCACTTTTTCAATGTCATCAACTGATGTAGGAACCGAAACTGGCCAAGGGCCTGTGACAGTGACCATAGGCGGCACAGGATCAGTTGGCGACTTTTTGTCAGCAGTGTCCGCAGTGGCAATGCCATATGTGTCAGCCAGTTTAAACACCGCAGGTAACATTGTGTTTACACACAGTGCAGGCGGCAGTATCCAACTGCAAAATACCAGTGGATCACCAGTCACTATCGCTGGATTTACTACCTCTACACCTTATGTGCGTCAGAGCAATACTTCTGCAACAGCAGTGGTATTGAGTTATTTTGTTACTGAGCCAACATTTACATATTCAACAAATGACGTAGCACCTGATCAAGATCCTGCCAATGGACGCTTGTGGTACTACAGCACTGTGAGCGATGTTGATATCATGATTCAAGACAATGGATCATGGCAAGGTTATCAAAATGTCAACAATGATGTTCGTGGTTATGATTTGACTGTAACCAATCCTGACGGGCCCATCATTGCTGCCACTGCACCAACCGAACAAACAGACCAAACACCGCTGGAATACGGTGATTTATGGGTTGACACCAGTGACTTGGAAAATTATCCCAAACTTTATCGTTGGGAAACTGTCAACAATGTAGATCAATGGGCAGAAGTCAATACCACTGATCAGGTCACAGAAAATGGTATCTTGTTTGCAGATGCTCGTTGGGCACCCAATGGCACTACAGACCCTGTGGCCGATGCTTATCCTACAATTGTGAGTTTGCTCACAAGCGATTATTTGGACCTTGATGCTCCAGATCCAGCGCTGTATCCACAAGGCATGCTGTTGTTCAACACACGTCGTAGTGGCTACAACGTCAAGCGTTTTGCCAGCAACTATTTGACCGAAGCCAACTTCCCAGATATTCCAACCTGGGTAACACAGTCTTATCCTACAGTGACCAATACCTGGATCACTGCCAGTGGTAACCGTGACAATGGTGCCATGTGGTCAGGCCGTCTGGCTCAGCGTCAGCTGATTGTTGCAGCATTGAAATCAGGCATTGACACCAGTTTGGCAGCACGTGAAGAACAAAATCAGTTTAACATTGTGGCTACACCAGCTTATCCTGAACTCACATCCAACATGATTGCACTCAGCAACGAGCGCAACAACACACTGTTTGTTGTGGCTGACACACCCATGCGACTAGATTCTAGTGGCAACAGTTTGGTGGAATGGGCTACGAATAACAACGGTTTGGGTCTGCTCACTGAGGATGGTAACAATGCAACCAGTAACTATGCAGCGGCATTCTATCCCAGCTGCCAGACCACTGATCTAAGTGGCAACACTGTGGTGCAGCCTCCCAGCCACATGATGGTACGCACTATTTTACGCAGTGACGCTGCCAGCTATCCATGGTTTGCACCAGCCGGCACACGTCGTGGTGTGATTGACAATGCCAGCGCCATTGGATACATTGATGCTACCACTGGCGAGTTCCAGCAGATTGGTGTAAGTCAGAGCGTGCGCGATATCTTGTATGAGCGCAATATCAACCCAATCACGTTTATTCCAGGTATCGGTATCACAAACTTTGGTAACAAAACTACCACTGTTACAACCACTGCACTGGACCGCATCAACGTTGCACGTTTGGTTGCATTCTTGCGCGGCAGATTAGAAGAAATTGGCAAACTGTACTTGTTTGAACCCAATGACGAAATTACTCGCAATGAGATTCTCAACAGTTGCAACAGTTTGATGATTGATTTGATCGCTAAACGAGCAATCTTTGACTATCTAGTGGTGTGTGACTTGAGTAACAATACTCCGGCCCGTATTGATCGTAACGAACTGTGGGTGGATATTGCCATTGAGCCAGTCAAGGCCGTGGAATTTATCTATATTCCGCTGCGTATCAAGAACACTGGAGAAATCTCAGGAGCAGCCTAATCAAAAACCTGGGGCCAAAAATTTGGCCTCAGGATTAGGTAAATAAACATATAGGAGATAACAAATGGCAAGTGCATCACTAAACAAAATGACAGTCCCGTTGGGCAGCGGTCAAAGCAGCCCAGTTCAGGGTCTGTTGATGCCAAAACTAAAGTATCGCTTTAGAGTATTCTTTGAGAATTTTGGAGTGTCAACCCCAACTACAGAATTGACCAAACAGGTGGTCAGTATTGGTCGTCCCAATCCAACATTTGAAGAAATTTCAATTCCAGTTTACAACTCCACTGTCAAACTGGCTGGCAAACCCAGCTGGGCAGACATCACATGCTCTATTCGTGATGATGCAACTGGTGCAGTGTCTAAGCTGGTTGGCGAACAATTACAGAAACAATTTGACTTTTTGGAAATGGCTTCGGCCAGTTCGGGCATTGATTACAAATTTTTGACCAAGATCGAAGTGCTGGACGGTGGCAATGGTGCTGCTGTGCCTGTGGTGCTGGAAACTTGGGAACTGTATGGTTGCTATCTCAAAGGTGCCAACTATGGTGATCTGAACTATGGCACAAATGAAGCTGCCACAATTGAACTGTCAATTGCTTATGAGAATGCTAACCAGACACCTGGCGGATCAGGTGTTGGAACTGAGATTGGTAGAACTCTAGGATCTGTGATCACAGGCGTGGCAGGCGGTCGTTAATCGCAGGCGGTAGCCGATGCCAACATTTGGTCAAAATTTTCTTCAAGACGCAGCTCAAGGATTTTTTGGTTCGTCTTATTTGCGTGACTATCGACACGCAAATAAGACCTTTACTGCCAACAGCTTTGAACTAAAACCGCGTTACAAATTTCTCTTTCATGTCAGTTTCACACTGAATTACGCAGAGATTCCTGCCTTAAAAGCAGCCATGGGTCTAGACGATACCAAGAACATAAGTTTGCTGGTCAAGACCATTGACTTGCCCAAGTATTCCATATCTACAGAAACGTTGAATCAATACAATCGCAAACGCATTGTGCAGACCAAGATCAACTATGATCCCATAAACATCACTGTTCATGATGACTATGGTGACTTGGCTAGAACCATGTGGTACAACTACTACAGTTATTACTACAAAGATCCCAATCAACGATATCTAGACCCCAACAACACCAACGGCAGTATTGGCCCCAGCAGCAATCGACAGGCCGGCTTTGGCTATAACACTCGCGACATCTATGACGATCAACGCATTGGCAATGTCAATGACTGGGGTTACATTGGTGAAGCGTTTGTAGACACCAATACAGGCAATAGTGGCAAGCCTCCGTTCTTTAGAGACATTCGTATCTATGGCATGGATCAACGCAAGTATGCAGAGTATATATTGATCAATCCTATTATTCAAAATTTCAGTCATGATCAATATTCATATGCTGAAGGTGGTGGTACCATGCAAAACAGCATGACCGTTGCATATGAAACTGTGAAATACTACAGTGGTGCAATTGGCAGTGAACGACCTGATGTCAATGTACAAGGTTTTGCTGATCCTGCACACTATGACACAGAATTGAGTCCTTTGGCCAGACCAGGCAGCAACCGTACTGTATTTGGTCAAGGCGGCCTAGTTGATGCTGGACAAGGTATTTTGGAAGATTTACAAACTGGCGGACCTCTGGGTGTGTTGGGCTCTGTGCAAAAAGCTGGTGCTACCTATAACACATTCAAAGGCAAAGCATTACAGAGCACAGCTATAAGCGAAGCCACTGCACTGGGCAAACAAGCCATTCAAGGCAGCATACCTGGTGCTGTGAGAGCTATACAAGGTCGCGGCACTGGCATGATATTCCCCACTCCCAAACTGCCACCAGGTGCAACACCGCCCATTAATCTAGGACAATAAACATGGGCAGCATTAACTACACCAATTACAACATTGATCAAACTGTCAGAGTGTTTGACAGCTTTTATGAGTACGATGTCAACGTTCCAGCAGCCGAATACGATTTGGTGCACAGTTTCTTTCTTAAAGAAATGTCTGATCGCACCGCAGCTGGTAACTTCACAGTGAGTTTGTTTAGAGTGGCCGAAAACACTGGCATTCCTGCACTGACACTGTTGCAAGAATTTGAGCAGGGCACCACTGGCATGGGGCTCAATGTCACCATGGCATACTATCTCAACAGCATTCGCAGCAGAGCCAGTCTGCTGGGCGTGGGTGCACCTGTGACACCAAATTTTTACGCTGCTAGAAACATAATACAATGAGTCGCTGGGCCCAGGGCAATTACGACGTCATCAACCCAGACAAGTACGTAGGCAAAGGCAAACCTCGTTATAGATCTGGCTGGGAACACAGCTTCATGCGTTTTTGCGATCTCAACGATCACATCTTGCAGTGGGCCAGCGAAGCACTGACCATTCCCTATCGGCATCCACTCACCGGCAAGAGCACAGTTTATGTGCCAGACTTTTTGATCACTTACCGCACTAGAGACAACACTGTGCGGGCTGAACTTATTGAAATCAAGCCCAAAAAACAGAGTGTGGTTGAAAGCAAAATGACCAGTCGCGATCGCGCTGTTGTGGCAGTGAACTATGCCAAATGGGCGTCTGCACAAAAGTGGTGCAAACAACACGGATTAACTTTCAGAGTTATTACAGAGGACGACCTATTTGTAAACGGTCGCAAGTAGTAAACTATGCAAAGTCTACTAAATAATAGTATGACTGTTTACTATCTTTACAAAAAAACTCATACGACAACCAATCTAAAATACCTAGGATTTACTAAAAAGAATCCACACAGGTATAAAGGGTCGGGAATCAAATGGCTTGCTCACATTAGGAAACATGGCTACCGTGTTGAAACTGAAATATTGTGCGAAACTTCTGACCGCAATGAAATACAACGGTTAGGAGAATATTACAGTCAACTATGGAATGTTGTTCAATCTTCTGAATGGGCAAATCTAAAACCTGAAACTGGCGAAGGCGGTGGTGTGCCAGGGATGCATAAAGGGAAACTTCGACCCCAAGAACATAAAGATGCTATGAAAGCAGGTTGGGACCGCATTAAACAAAAAGGATACCAACCTTGGAATAAAGGTATCACTGGTCTTAAAGGGCCATGTCAACACACTATATTAGTGTCGCCTAACGGAACTGAATATATGTATGAGAGTATGAAACAAGGATGTAAAGAAAATAATCTCATTTATACAAAAATGAGTAGCGTCAAAAATGGCCACCTTGCACATCACAAAGGCTGGACTGTTAAAAAGGTAAGTATATCATTATGAGAAAATTAGAGGAATTGTTTGATCTCCCACCCACTGCCCAAGAAGTAGATACTGCCCTGCCAGTGATTCCTGCTGCTAGACAAACACTGGCAGCCTTGGACGACGCCATTGACAAAATTGACAGTGCTCTGCCAGCAGTGCGAGGCCTAGATGCCACGGACCAAGAAATGGATGATCTTGCTTCCATGGCACAGAGCAGCTATCGAGATCTCATGGATCTTGGCATGCAAGTGGACAGTCGTTTTGCTTCAGAAATTTTTGGTGTGGCCAGCAACATGCTGGGTCATGCCATCACTGCCAAAACAGCCAAACTGGACAAAAAGCTCAAAATGATTGATTTACAGTTGAAGAAAATGCGTCTGGATCAACAGGCCCCACCTGAAGAAGCTCCCACCATGAGCACTGGACAGGGCGTGGTTTTAAATCGCAACGACTTGCTGGATCGTGTGCTGGGCAAGAGTCGAGATCAAAACAGCAAAAAAGAATAAATATACAACAGGACACTGACATGAAACCATTTGTAAAATACCTAGCCGAAAGCGAACGCACCTATCGCTATCGCATCAAAGTTGTGGGCGATGTGCCAGCTGGCTTCTTTCGAGACTTGGAAAAGAAGTGTGATCAATTTGACATTGTCAAAATGACCGATGCTAGAACCACTCCTATTCGCAAGCAGATTCCTGACTTTCCAGCTTTCCCAAATCAGGCCATGAACATTGTGGACGTGGAGTTTAGATATCCTGCCATTGAGCCACAGATCAAACAATTGGCACAGTTGTTGGGTCTTGATCCCAATCGTGTTGTGATGAATGCTGAAAGTTATGAGCAAAGTCTCAATGACGAAAATGTCAAGATTGAAGATGAAAACAAAGATCTTTTGACCGACACAGACTATCCCGCTCCCG